CCTCCAATCGCCGCAATCCGTCCGACGCGTGCGAGAAGCGTTGGACACGGCGATCGAGAATGTCTCACGACAGGCCGCAGAGCATTCCTATGATAAGCACGTGGTCGATCAGCAAGAATTTCCAGAGGTGCAAAGTCGAGAGCAATTGCAATCCATTGCGGCAGATGTCATTAGAAACAATCGACCGCAGCCTCTGAAACGTGGGCGGACGCTATTTTATGACACATCGAGCAATACCTTCGTCATCGTGAACACGAGGCAACCCGATCGGTCGACGATATATCGACCGAGGAGCGATGCAGATCGGCAAAGGGTACTCGGTGATAAGCTTGACCAGGAGTAGGAGGAAGATAATGCGGAATATTGGAGATCATACGGGTGATGTCGAGTTCATCATGAATTTCGATGAACTCGACACTATAAAGAATTGCCTTAACGAAGTCTGGGGAGGATTCAAGCTCGATGACTTCAAAACGCAAATCGGCGCGGACATGGATACAGTATCGCATCTTGCCGATTTAATGGTCGACGCGTTGTCCGAGGATTCACCCGCAACCGACAGTGACGCTGACGATCTGCCGATCTATGTCCGGCGCATGATGAATCGAAAATAGCGCTGTTGCGAACCCTTTATCGCAGGGCAAAGGCAAACGGCAGCACCCTATCAACCCTGGAAGACATGGTGGGACAATCGGCATGAAGATCAACAGAATGGGCCAAGACGAATTCCACGTCAGCATGGCATACGAGGAGGCCCGCATTCTTATCAACGCCATGAAGGCGACGACGCGCGAGCTGGGCGACGACTTCGAAACTCGTGTCGGCGCGACAATCGAGGAGGCGACCGCGATCGTGTCGCAACTTGAGGCTGCCTCTCGTTAAGGTACGTCAAGGTCGTCTGATATCCAGCACGGGCGAGAAGGGCGGTTGCAGGGTATCTCGACGCGGAAGATTGACCAGAGCTGCAGTGGTTATGGCGCGCCGAGCGACAGAGGAACTTTCATGTCCGATCAAAGCTCCTCCGCCGCTGGCTCGTGCAAGATCAATTGGCGCAAGATCGCTGAATTCGAGGGTAACGCGGCTAGCGGCTACGTGCCCATGGATAGAAGCGGAAATATCATCGGCGAGAGCGGCGTCACGATCGGCATGGGTATCGATCTGGGCGCGTTCGACGAGACGGCACTCGACGCACTCGGCCTGCAGCTCTCCCTCAACGAGAAACTCCGGCCCTACCTTGGCTTGAAGCGCACCGCCGCGATCGACAAGCTCGAGAAAGCGCCGCTGCGATTGACCCTCGAGGAGGTTGATACGCTCAATGCCGCGATCCAGGCGGCGCAAGTGGCGCCGCTGCAACGCGCCTACGACGCTGCGGTCGGACCGGATGGTCCGCGGTTCGACAACCTGCCCGAGCCGGCGCGGACGGTGATCGCCTCGGTCAAATTCCAGTGGGGAAATATTTGGCACCGCGTCGATAACGCGAATATCGTGAGCTTCTGGCGTGCGGCGGTCGCGCAGGATTGGCGGCAGATGGAAACGGTGCTGCGCGGCTGGACGCCAGCGACATACCACACGCGCCGCAACGCGGAAGCGGATTGCCTGCGGCCACTGCTTTCGGCCGACGCATAACCTGGCACGGCGCCTTTCTTGGCGCTGGTCCCTTCTATCAAATCGAAGAACGAAAGGATTCGCGATGAAGCTCTACGCGGAAATCACCAAGCTCGACCGCGCGCAGCGCCTAGTGTTCGGCTATGCCAGCACCGAGGCGCTCGACAATCAGGGTGAGATCGTGCGCAAGGAGGCGATCGAGGCGGCGCTGCCGAGCTACATGCGCTTTGCCAACATCCGCGAGATGCACCAGCCGTCGGCTGTGGGCGTTGCCAAAGAAGCGGAAGTGGACGACAAAGGCCTCTATCTCGCCGCACGCATCGTCGATGATGACGCCTGGAGGAAGGTCACCGAGGGTGTCTACAAGGGCTTCTCGATCGGCGGCCAGGTCACCGCGCGTGATGTGGCGGCCAAGCACGTCATCACCGGCGTCGAGCTCCTCGAAATCAGCCTCGTCGACCGTCCTGCCAATCCGGAGGCGGTGATTGAGCTTTACAAAGCGGCACCGCGCCGGATGGTTCGCCGCGCCGCGCTGCTCAAGGGAATGGCAGGTGTCCAAAGTCTCGCGGGGATTCTCGCGCAAATCGAAAGCCTCCGTGATGCGAGTGGCAAGGAAGCGGACGAGGAGGGTGATGACAGCGATATGCCGCAGCAGCTTCGCGACTGGCTCGACACGGGCGCATCCCTCCTGCGCGACATGGTGAGCGAGGAGACGAGCGAGCTTGTCTCAGGCGTGTATGACAACGGTGGTACCTATAGCGCCGAGAGCATCAACGCCTATGGCTCCACGGGGTATGATGGCGAGATCGACGACGCCGATTGTAAGGCGGCGGGTGGTTCTATGCCGGCGGGGCTCCGTAAGCCGCTCGGCGAGCGCGTGGCGAGTGCGGTGGCAACTGCGCGGGGGTCCGATCAACAGGCGCTGGCGCCGCTGCATCGGCAGATCGCGGATTTGAGCAAGCGACTAGCCTCGATCGAGGCACAGCCACTCCAGGCAAAGGGCGTGAGCAAGGCGGTTGCCATCGGCAAGGAGCAAGACTCCGGTGGCGTCACCGGCGAGAGCTTCGAAAATTATGTCGCGCGCCTCGCTAGCATGAGTCCCGAGCGCCGCGCACATGAGCTCACAAAGCTCGCGCTCCGCTTTCCGCGGTCTCTGCCGCGCTAAGTCACGAAGCAATAACCGGGACGCCTAACCGGGCCGATTACATCTTAGTGCCGCTTGGGCAACGGCACGTGCAGCGCCGTGAGGCGCCGCTTTCCCACGCTCTCCAACGGAAGCAAGACGGAGCCCTCATGAACAATCTCACCAACGACACGCTTGAGCAGATCAAGCAAGCCCCCGCCAATCCGAGCCAGGATTTGGCGAAAAGCATCAATCTTTCGACTGGTCTTGTCGCCATCGACCTGCAGGGACCGGCGAAGAACCTCTACCCCGTGATCACGCCGCTCAGGAACTCGATTCCCCGCGTCGGCGGCGGTACCGGCACGGCAACGCAGTGGCGGCAAGTGAGTGCGATCACCGGCTCCGGCTATGACGCCATGGGATGGGTGCCGGAAGGTCAGCGCTCGGCGCGCATGTCCTACACCACCGCGAGCAAAGCGGCGGCCTACGTCACCATCGGCGAGGAAGACCAGCTCAGCTTCGAAGCCGAGGCGGCGGCTCAGAGCTTCGAAGACCTGAATGCCAGCATGACGCTCCGCTTGCTGCAGAAGATGATGCGCAAGGAAGAGAGCGGCCTCATGGGCGGCAATGCCTCGCTGGCGCTGGGAACACCGGCAACGCCGGTGGTCGCGGCTTCCGGTTCTGGCGCAACGCTCCCGGCGGCGACCTATTCGGTCATCGTCGTGGCGCTCGCCTTCGAAGGTTTCAAGAACTCGAGTCTCGCTGGTGGTGTCGCCACGCGGCAGACCATCACCGGGGCGGATGGGAACACCTTCACGCTCAACAGCGGCTCGTCCAACAAGTCGGCGAATGCCACGCAGGCGGTGACGCTCGGGCAGACGCTTTTTGCCTCGGTTACGGCCGTGCAAGGCGCCGTCGCCTACGCTTGGTATGTGGGCACGGCAGGCTCGGAGACGCTGCAGGCCATCACCACGATCAACAGCGTCGCCTTCGGTGCGCCACTGGCCGGCGGTCGGCAGACCGCAGCGTCGATTACCCAGGACTGTTCGTCCAATCCTGGCCTCGCGTTCGACGGCGTGCTGACGGCGGCGCTCAATCCGGTGAACGGCGCTTACGTCAACATCCTTCCGACCGGCACGGCCGGAACGGGTACGGTGCTCACTGCGTCCGGTCGTGGCTCTGTCAATGAGATCGACACGATGCTGCAATCGATGTGGGACAATTTCCGCCTGTCGCCGACTGTTCTGTACGTGAACAGCCAGGAGCTCAAGAACATCACCAACAAGGTTCTGTCCAACGCATCCGGGCCGCTGCTCCGCTACAACGCGTCGGCGACGGGCGGTGTCGATCCCTACGCGATCGTCGCGGGCGGCACGGTCGAATTCTATTTCAACCCGTTCTCGGTCGATGGCGGCGTCAAGATCCCCGTGAAAGTCCACCCCGACCTCCCGCCGGGAACGATCATCGGATGGAGCGAGCGGCTTCCCGCGGCCTATCAATCGAACGAGGTGCCGAACGTGGCCGAGGTCAAGACGCGCCGCGACTACTACCGGGTCGATTGGCCGCTTCGGACGCGCCAGCGCGAAGTGGGCGTCTATGCCGAGGAGGTCTTGGCGATCTACGCGCCCTTCGCCATGGGCGTGATCAGCAACATCGCCAACGGCTGACGCCGGTGCTTACAGCCGGGCGGTGGCTCCGCCCGGCCTTTCCTTCCTCAGCAAGGACGATCCATGGTCAAGGTCAAAGCACCACAGAACAGCGGCGCCGTGCATCGGCAAGGGCAAATCTATCCCATCCGACGCGACGGTTCAGTTGAGCTGCCGACAGATGCGGTAGGCCCTCTTCGCGCACACGGCTTCGTTCCGATGCGGCGCGAACAAGGCGTGGGGGAAGGGGAATAGCCATGGCTGTTGGCGATCTTACCACGCTTGCCAACGTCAAAGGCTGGTTCTCGCCGCCATTGACCTCGACGGTCGACGACGTGCTGTTGACGCGGCTCGTCACAGCAGCGAGCCAGTTCATTCAAACCTGGCTCGGTCGCCAGATCTCCTTGCAAACGTATACCGAACAGCGCGACGGAACGGGTGGCCGGCTGCTCGCTTTCGCCAATGTCCCGGTTACGGCGGTGACGTCACTGGTGATCGACGGGGTCCCAATTCCTCAGGCACCCGACACGCAGTCGCCGGGCTTCGTCTTCAGCGCGTCGATGCTCTACCTCCAAGGTTATCGACTCACGCGCGGCTTTCAGAACGTCGCAGTCGTCTATACCGCGGGCTTCGCATCGACGCCATCCGAGATCGAGCAAGCCTGCATCGAGCTCGTCGCCTTGCGGTACAAGGAGCGCGACCGCATTGGTCACGTGTCCAAATCCGTCTCCGGCGAGACGGTGAGCTTTGTGCAAAAGGACATGCCGCCCGACGTGGAGACCGTCCTTGAGCAATACCGCCGCGGGTTCACGCCGTGATCACGATGCGCGGCCTTGATGATCTCCTCAACCAGCTGGAGGCAACGCCGAGCCGCGTCGAGAGTCGGCTCGCGGAGACGGCCCAGGCTTTCGGGCAAGAACTCCGAGATCGTGCCGCCGAAAAGCTCGCCGGCGATGTGCTCCATCGGCGGAGCGGCCGTCTCTTGGGTGGGCTTGCCTTGAGTATCGGCGCGTCTGAGGGCCAAGTCGCGGTACGCCTCCAGATCGACGACGCGGAAGTCCCTTATGCCGCTTTTCAAGAATTCGGCTTCGACGGCATCGAGACGGTGCGCGCGCATTTGCGGCAGATCAAACAGGCTTTCGGTCGTTCGATCGAATCGCGGCAGATCGAGGTCCGCACCCATGATCGACGCGTGAATTACCCTGCTCACTCTTTTTTGAGGTCGGCTCTCGAGGAAATGACGGCTGATGCGATCTCAGCGGCGAGGGAGACGGTCAACGACGCTGTCGGCGAACAATGACCCGCGAACCCATTTACGCCGCATTGTTCGCGACCGTTTCCGGCGCAGCGTCATTTGTGACGTCGAGCCGAAGATTGAGGCATTGGAGCGACGTCGGGCCGGCCGAACAACCGTCGCTCTTTGTTGTGCAAAAGAGCGAGACGGTGCAGCGCCGCAAAGGTTTGCCACCGAAGTGGACGCTCTCCGTCGATCTTTTCGTCTATGCACGCGCGCCGGACGACCTGACGCCGGCGACCACAGTGCTCAATCCGCTCATCGACTCGATCGAGAGCGTGCTTGCGGCGGCGGCGCCGACGGCGACCCAGACACTCGGAGGGTTGGTGGAGCACGCCTGGATCTCCGGGAAGATCGAGACCGATGAAGGTGTGCTCGACGGTCAGGCGGTCGCCATCATCCCCGTCGAAATTCTCGTTCCCGCTTAATTCACCCGTGTGATTGCCGCGTATCCGAGCGGCGCTTCCAGGAGGTTTGACCCATGGCCGTCTATAGCTTTGGCACTGGCAATCTTTTCGGCGTGCGTACCGATGTCGCAAACGCCACACCCGTCAAGTTCGGCGCGTTGCAGGACGTATCCATCGAGTTTAATTTCTCGCTCAAGGAACTCTATGGCCAATTCCAGTTCCCCGTGGCGGTCGGACGCGGCACGGCGAAAATCCAAGGCAAAGCCAAGTTTGCGCAAATCAATGGCCTGACCTTCAATTCACTCTTCTTCGGACAGAGCCAAACGACGGGACAGCTTTCGACCGCGTTCAACGAGGCGCAGCAGGTGCCGGCGTCGACGCCATTCACCGTCACCGTCGCCAATGCGGCGAGTTTCGCGCTAGACCTGGGCGTCAGCTATGCGCTCACCGGCTTGCCGCTGACCAAGGTCGCGAGCGGGCCCAGCCAAGGGCAATACGCGGTCGCGTCGAACGGCGTTTATACCTTTGCCTCTGCCGATGCCAGCGCCGCGCTGCTTATCTCCTATACTTTCACCGCGGCGGCGAGCGGCAATACCAGCACGATCACCAACCAACTCCTGGGCGCCGCGCCGGCCTTTCAAGGCATCTTCACCGAGACGTTCCAAGGCAAGCAGCTGACCCTGCAGCTCAATCAATGCGTTGCGCAAAAGCTCGCATTGGCGACGAAGCTCGACGACTTCACCATTCCGGAATTCGATTTCGCGGCGTTTGCGGATGCTTCCGGCAATATCGGCAAGATCGGGCTGGCGGAGTAGCGCCATGGCCGATCTCATCGACGGTGTCATCGTTCATATGGGCGGCCGCGATTGGACGGTGCCGCCGCTGACGTTCAAGCAACTCCGGCGCTTGCAGCCCCAACTCGAGCACCTTGCCAAGGTCAATGCCGCCGCGGCGCCGGAGCAGATCGCCGCGGTTAGCGAAATCGTCCGCACGGCACTGAGCCGGAACTATCCCGATATCACCATCGAGGCGATTGAGGACATGCTCGACCTCGGCAATGCCGCGCGCGTCATCAACGCCATCCTGACGGGGAGCGGTCTTTCCCCGGGGGAAGCGGCGCCGGGGAGGGTCTGAGCTGGGATGCGTTCTGGGTGGACGCCGAGGGCCTGCTGGCAACGGCCTGCGGCTGGAGCCCGGATGCAATCGACCAGATGACCTTGCCCCGGTTCGAGCGTCTTTGCCGATATTGGTCGGCGCATCCGCCGCTCCATTTGTTGGTAGCTGCCTACCTGGGTGTGCCCGCTGGCGAGCGGCGGAAAAATGATCTGGGCGAGCTGCTGGCCATGGCCAAGAGCAACGGCGGGGCCATCCGCTAAGCCGGTGCGCTTGCGGGCTTGCGTGTCGCGCAATGATGCCCGACATTGGCTTGCCTTTACCGCGGCGGATGTGCCTGACATGCACCTGATACGATGCGGGATTATTGCAATAGCCGCTTCACTTTCGGTCGGCTGCGCTCCTGAACCCCATTCTCCCGGTGCTATCCTGATCGAGGACGAGACCTCGGTGCGACAGGAGGATACGCTGTCGCTCTGCCAGGCTTTCGGCGTCAATAGCCAGAAGATCTACGGCGCGAACGGGTTGCGGCGAATTCGCGACGAGCTGACCCGCCGAGAGGCACTCACCCAATCGTATTGGACGCTCGTCGACCGACGCGAGATCGGCATCGGCATGAGCGAATGCGGCGTCTTGGCGGCATGGGGCGTCCCCAATCAGGTCCGGCGGAACGTCACGACTCTCGGCGAAGAGGTTCAGTTCATCTATCCCGGTCGGCGCGTCTTTCTCGTGGGTGGGCGGGTTCGCTCGTTCCGAACGGTGGACTAGTTTAGCTACGCCAGCATGAGCCGGTAAGCCGAGCGGCTAAGAATGAAAAGGGCGCCTTGTGGCGCCTTTTGCTTTTTGAGGGGAGGGCACGTGGCGGACACGATCGAAATCGGTGTCGACATGGACACCGCCGATCTCGCGGCGAGCACGGCGCAGGCACTCGAGCTCTTGCAAGCGATCGCGGCGCAATTTCAACAACTGGCCGACGCGGCGCAACAAAGCAACGGCCGAATTGCGAACACCTCGCGCGATGCAGCGACGAGCTTGCAGCGCGAATGGCAAAAAGCGTTCGCTCCCATCACTCGGTCCTTCGAGAACGCAATCTCCGGCATGATTCTCGGCACGACGACGCTGCAGCAGGCGGTAGCGCGCATCGGCCAGACCATCGTCACGACGTTCGTCAACAATGTCGTGCGCCGCATCGTCGACCAATGGCTCATCGGCGAGCTCGCCAAGACGGCGGCGACCGAAACGGGCAACGCCGCACGCACCGCATCCGACGCCACAGCTGGCGCTACCAGCGTCGCCGCCGGCGCCGCGAGCACAAAGGAAAGCGTCGTTCAGCATGCATGGTCGGCGGCGGCGGCAGTGTACGACGACGTTGCACAGATTCCTTATGTCGGCTGGGTCCTGGCACCACCGGCAGCCGCTGCGGCCGCCGCCGCCGTTCTCGCGTTCGGCGGCAACATTCCCGGCCTGGCGGTCGGCGCCTGGAATCTGCCCAACGACATGATCGCGCAGCTGCACGCCGGCGAGACCGTACTGCCTGCCGATTTCGCCACCGGTTTTCGTTCGGCGCTTGCCGGCAATGGCGGCACCGCCGCCGGCGACACTTTCAGCATCACCATTCAAGCCATCGATACGCAGAGCGGTGCGCAGTTTTTAAAGGACAACGCACGGACCATCGTTTCCGCGCTCCAAGGCCAAGCGCGGAATCTCAACCCCGGCCTGCGCGCTCCCTGATTCTTAATGAGGTAGTCGGATGTCGAACGCGGTATTTCCAGCGCTGGCCGGGCTTGGCTGGACGGTCAAGCGCTCTCCGGTGTGGAAGACGCGCTTACAAGAATCGATTTCCGGAAAGGAAGTGCGGATCGCCGATTGGTCGTTTCCACGTTGGCAATGGCAATTGAGTTTCGACTTTCTTCGCGGCGATCCCGTCAACGCGGAATTTCAAGCACTCGCCGGTTTTTTTAATCAGCGCCAAGGCATGTTCGACAGCTTCCTCTATCAGGATGCCGACGACAATAGCGTCACGGCTCAACCAGTGGGTGTCGGCGACGGCAGCACGGCATCGTTTCAAATGATCAGGTCATTCGGAAACTTCGTCGAACTCATCCTGGCGCCAATCCCGTCGAGTGCATCGATTTTCGTAAATGGCATTCTGTCGAACAGCGCGAACGTCTTCCCCTGGGGGTCGACCACCGCTGGCCTTCTGAGCTTCGGATCTGCGCCGGCCACTGGCGCGGCGATTACTGCCACTTTCTCCTACTACTTCCCCTGCCGCTTCGTCGAGGACAGCATGGATTTCGAGAAGTTCATGAATCAATTGTGGCAAGGAAAAAAGGTCGGCTTCATCAGTCTCAAATCGAGCTGAGCAAGCCCATGAAACCAGCTTCCGCTTCGCTCCGCGCGATGCTCGCTTCGCGTAGCTTTGCCGTGGGCGACCTCTATACCTTCAGCCTCGTTGGCGGCGGTGTCCTTCGTTATACGAGCTACGACACCGACATCGTCTACAACGGCAATACATATGTCAGTGGCGCGCGAGGGGGCCCCTTTCTCGATCGCCAGGACAACAAGGCGAAATGCCACTGGAAGCTTGGTCTCGAGGTCGACACGCTGATCTTCGACCTGGTGCCAGGCAACGCGGCCGTGAACGGCGTGTCGCTGCTGGCGGCATTGCGCCAAGGGCTGCTCGACGGTGCCGAGCTCGAGCTCGACCGCGCTTTCTTCCCTCCGCCTTCGCCGAGCATCTTTCCGCCGGTGGTCATTCAAACCGCGACCGGGGTCGTCGTCCTGTTCGTCGGGCGGGTCGCCGAAATCGATGCTGGCCGTTCGCGTGCAACGATCAGCGTCAATAGCCATCTCGAATTGCTGAATCAGAATCTGCCACGCAACCTCTATCAGCCCGGCTGCGTCAACACGCTTGGTGACGCGTCGTGCGGCGTCAACCTCTCGGGATATGGCGTTTTTTCGACCGTCTCTACATCCGTCTCTCCCATTCTATTCGAGTCAACGGGAATTCCTCAGCAAGCGGATGGCTTCTATTCGCTGGGGAAGGTGATCTTTACCTCCGGTGCCCTCAACGGCTTCTCGCGAAGCATCAAACAAGTGTCGCAGACGGGTGGCATCACGGTGCTCCTGTTGACGACGCCGCTTCCGGCCGCCCCCACGGTCGGCGATGGCTTCATAACCTTCCCTGGATGCGACAAGAGTCTCGGGCCAAACGGTTGCCCGAAGTTCAACAACACCGCCAATTTCCGGGGCTTTCCGTTTGTTCCGGTGCCGGAGACCGCGGTATGACGGAGCTCGAGGAGATGCAGCGCGCGGCGGTCGTTGCGGAAGCGCGCAGGTGGCTCGGTACCCCCTATCACCATGCGGCACGAGTGAGGGGCAGCGGCGTCGATTGCGCGCAACTTCTCATCGGTGTTTTCTCGGCGGTTCAACTGATCGAGCCGCCAAGGATCGAAAGTTATCCGCCTGATTGGCATTTGCATCGCTCCGCCGAGCGATATCTCCATGTCGTTCTCGCGCATGCGCGCGAACTCGAGGGTGTCTCGCCTCTTCCCGGAGACATCGTTCTCTGGCGCTTCGGACGCTGCTTTAGTCATGGCGCCATCGTCGTCGATTGGCCCCTGGTGATTCACGCCTATCTCGGGCGCCCCTGCGTGCTCGAGGATGCCGAGCGCGCGGTTTGGCTCGATACCATCGGCGAAGGTACGGAGCGACAGGACCGGAAGCGGCCGCGGCGCTTTTTCACCTACTGGCGGGATGAAGCATGAGTTTTCTCACCGGCGCCGGCAAGAAAGTTCAATCTGCCCAGGCCCCCGCGGTTTCTGGACTTCAGCTACAGTCCTCCGCTTTTGGCAAGGCGATCCCGCTCGTCTACGGGGCAATGCGGATCGCCCCGAACCTCATCTGGTACGGCGATTTTCAGCAGATTGCGGGTGGCGGGTCGTCGTCGCAAGGTGGCAAGGGCGGGGGCGGCGGCGGTGGTAAGGGCGGCGGCGGCAAAGGCGGCGGCGGGACCGACCAACCGAACTTTCAAACGGCCGTGGCGCTCGCAGTCTGCGAAGGTCCAATCACCGGCTATGGCCAAGCCTGGGCGGACAAGACAATCACGACGCCCGCGGCTTTGGGACTGGCGACGTTTCTCGGCTCCTATCCACAGGCGCCCTGGGGCTATCTCACGACGAATCATCCGGGACAGGATCTCGGCTATGACGGTGTCGCCTATCTGGCGGCCGCCGCCTACCAGCTCGGAAATAGCCAGCAGCTGCCCAATCACACCTTCGAGATATTTGGCGTTCTCTGTTCGACGGCGCCCGGCGTGGTCGATGCAGATCCATCGCGGGTCGTGAGCGATCTCCTGACAAATCCCCACTATGGTGCTGGATTTCCCGGGTCGCGCCTTGGCAGCCTCGCGACATATCAAAGCTACGTGCTGGCGGCCGAACTTTGGATTTCGCCGGCTTATAGCGAGCAACGTCAGGCTTCCGACATCCTTGAAGAGATCGCGAAGAACACCAACAGCGCCTTCGTGTGGTCGAGCGGAACGCTGACCGTGGTGCCCTACGGCGATCAACCACTGTCAGCCAACGGATTCTCTTATACGCCACCTGCAGCGCCGATCTATGACCTGGGTGACGATGACTTCGTCGCGATTCCGGGACAGGACCCCGTGCAGCTCACGCGCAAGCGGGCCGCGGATGCGCTTAACGCCATCAAGCTCGAATTCCGCAATCGGCAAAATCAATACAATCCCGAGATCGTCGAAGCAAAGGATCAGGCGGGAATCGACGTATTCGGCCTTCGCACCGATTCCACCCGCCAAGCGCACCTTTTCGCCGATGCCAATGTCGCACAGCAATCGGTGCAGCTTCAGCTGCAGCGCGAGGCTATCCGCAACGTCTACCAATTTACGCTCGATCAGCGCTACATCCTGCTCGATCCCATGGACATCGTGTCGCTCACGGACGTGGCGCTGGGGTTGGCGAAACAATGGGTGCGGATCACCGAGATTTCCGAAAATGACGATCTCACGCTGAGCGTTGTCGCCGAAGAGTACCTTGCGGGGACCGGTGCAGCGGCAACGTACTCCTTCAGTCAAGGTCAGGGATTTGGCGCGAATTACAACGCTCCCGCGAGCCGGCTCAATCCGCCGATCTTCCTTGAGCCCACGGACGAGCTCGCGGGTGACCTCGAAATCTGGATCACGCTGTCTGGCGGCAGTTTCTGGGGCGGTTGCGACGTCTGGTCGTCGGCGGATGGGTCCACTTATCAGCGGCTCGGCACCTTCACGAGCAAATCGCGTATGGGGGCGTTGACGGCGCCGTTGCCGGCGGTTGCCGCGGCGGCGACCGGACCCACGATCGATGCTGCCAACACGCTCTCTGTCGATATCTCGGAGACCGGTCTGCAGCTCCTTTCGGGTTCGCAGCAGGACGCGCTATCCGGGAACACGCTCTGTTACGTCGACGGCGAGTACATCGCCTATGAGACAGCGACCCTGACGGCGGCAGGTCGTTACGCGCTCACGACATTGAATCGCGGCATGCTGGGCACGGCGGTCGCGGCGCATGCCGCCGGCGCGCCGTTTGCGCGGCTCGATGGACAGACGTTTCGCGTTCCATTCACGCCTGATCGCATCGGCCGCACCGTCTATTTCAAGTTCACGAGCTTCAATCCCTATGGCGGCGGTTTGATATCGCTCGCGCAAGCGCAGCCTTACGGGTACACCATCCAAGGAAGCGCGCTCGCAAGCCCGTTGCCGATCGTGCAAAACGTGGTGTCGGCTTATGTGGCGGGCCAGACGCAGCTCTCCTGGGACGAAGTCCGTGATTTCCGGCCGCTGCTCTATGAGGTGCGGCTCGGTGCGTCGCCCACCGGTGCACAAGTACTGGGACGACTCGCCCACCCGCCCTTTTTCGCGCCGGGGAATGGCACTTACTGGGTGGCTGCCGTCACCCAACCCCTCGCCGGCCTCACGGTTTATTCGCAGCAGTGGTCGGAAATCACGATTAGCAATGCCGTGCTCAACGTCAACGCCGTCGCCAATTGGGACGAAGCGGCCACCGGCTGGAAGGGAAGCGTCAGTGGCGCGGCGATCTCCGACGGCGTCGAAATCGTGCTCGATTACAATGGTAACGCGCTTAGCGTCGCCAATTGGCTCTCGACGCCGGACATTCTCCACCTAGGCAAGGCTGGTTCTTCCGGGACCTACCAAATTCCTGCGACGCACGAGGTGGATATGCATTATGTCGCGCCTTGCATCGTCTCGATCTCTTTTGCCGCAATCGGGCAGGTGTTGGGACAGAATATTTTTGCCGTCGCCGACTACCTCGGCCTCACCGATCTTCTTGGCAACGCCGCGTCGGCCAACATCAACGTCGTGCCGATGATTCAGCTGGGCGACGCCAATCACAATTGGGGACCCTGGCAGAAGTTTGTCCCCGGTGTCTATAACGCGCGGTACTTTCGTGCAATGGCGCAGCTCACCTCGAGCGATCCGCAGACCCAGGCGATCCTCCAGGATTTGAGCTTTGCGGTCTACGCGCCGCAGCGCATCGACGATTACATCGGCGTTGCCCTTCCCGCGTCGGGCCTCGCGCTGGCCTACGCGCCCAACGGCACGTCGACGCCGACGCCGTTCAACGGCGGCCCCGGCGGCGCGGCTCTGCCGCAGCTTCAGGTCACGATCTTGAACCAGCAGCCCGGGGATTCGCTCGTGCTGACCAACCAAACATTGGCGGGCTGCACCATCACCGTCTTCAATGGCGGGTCCGGTGTTGCTCGCATCGTCAACGCACTCGCGAAAGGATTTTGACGATGGCGCAAGGACTTCTACAGCTGCCAACCACGGGAACTGTCTCGGGCCTGCAAAACAATCAGGACGCCAATGCGGCGCTGGCGGCGCTGGCGACGGACACACAGGGTGCCGCGGCGCCGACCGCCGCCACCACGGGTCTCGCTTCGACAGCGGGCATCAAATGGCACGACACCTCCGCAAATCTCGACAAGGTGCGCGACCAGGCGGACAGCGCCTTCATCATCAAGGGTGCTTTCGACGAAACCAACAAGCTTTACACGCCGAGTGTCGTGCCCGTGTATGGGCTCGGCCGCAACGTCGTGGCGCAATGCGCGAGCGCGGGTGGCAATTCCTTCACGCTCAAGTTCGATGAGTTCCTTGGCAAGACGGCGGCGGGCGGCACCGCCCTCTTGGCCGTCAACGGCAATCTCACGGTGAATCTCGCCACGACCGGGGCCGACGGACTCGACGCGGGGGCGCTGGCCGCCAATAAGCTCTACCGCACGTATCTTCTTTACAAGATCGCCGACGGCACGGTGCACACGCTGTCGACGCTCGACACGAACGCAGCGCCGTCGCCCGTGCCGAGCGGATTCACGCTACTATCGGTGATCGCCTACTGCCTTACCGACGGCAGCGGAAAGATCCTGCCGTTCACGCAATATGATCGGAAATTTTGGTATCAGACGCCGGTGAACATAGTGAGCGGCGTTAGCAGTCCGGCTAGCCTAGCCTCGCAACCCATTTCGCTCGCTGTGCCGGTTAGTGCAAAGGTTGTAGATTTGCTAGCAGGTGGCGTGACTAACGCATCGGCGATGCTGGCCATCGCAGGGGACGCTGTTGGATCGGGCATGCAGATTGGGCTCGTTCCCGCGCTAGCCGCTTCTAGCTTCGCAGGCTTTAATGGTGCGGCCTTTTTCGTGGTGCCACTATTGATTTCGCAAACGATCTTTTGGTCAACGAACGGCTCGGTAAGCAACTGGGGGCGCATAAGCGTTGTCGGTTTTAGTTTCTAGACTAGTTTGAAATTCGGCAGGTTGTCCGATTAGCGAAAGAATTAAAACGTTTGGCTGGTGCCACGGACCATCGCGGGAATTCCGGCTGCCATCATCCCTGTGGGGATATCGGTGTTAACGAAGGCATGGGCGCCGATAGCGACCCGCTCACCGACCGTGACGCCTCGCGCGATCGTAACTTTGGGGCCGATAAAAACACACGATCCGACTCTAACAGGTCCGATT